CCCGGTCGCCGGCCGGGATGTCGTCGAGGCCGATGTCCTGGGTGCGCACGTAAGCGTCTTTCATCTGCTCGGGTGCCACCTGCCACAGCTTGGTGTTGCTCTCGCTGAGAATGCCGGTGCCGCGCAGGCGAACGTCGATCAGCAATGAATTGGCGATGTCGCTGGATTCCTTGGCCGTTGGCTGGCGGCCGTTGGACAGGAAGAAAGCGTCCTTCTGGCTCTGGTAAGAGGCGCGGAAACGCTCTTGAGCTTGCAGGTTCTTCGGCGTGGTCGCTTTCTGGCTGGTGCCGGTGAGAATGCCGGCCTGCTGCATCACCAGCGTCAGCTGATCGTTCTCGGCCTTGGTGGCGCGCTGGTCGCCATAGTCGCCTTGCACGGCCTTTTCCCACGACGTTTTCACGGTCTTGTAATCGGCATCGTTCAGGTATGGGCGAATGTCTCGGGTCAGGCTCAGTTCGCCGAACTGCGGGCCAGGCATGGACAGGAATTCGCGCAGCTTGCCTTCGTCGGTGGTCGGCTCAGTGCCCTTGCGGCGGTGGTCGTCCAGCTTCTGCAGTTTCACGCGATCTTCGGCGCCGATAGTCACCAGCACTTGCGGCGGGATGGCGTTGTAACCGTCTTCCAGGGCGATGTTCGCGGCCGTTTCATAGTTGGATTTTGCCGTCAGCTCATCAGCTTTGTTCAGGTCGTCGATCCGGTCCATCGCGTACTTGCGGGTTTCCGGGTCTTTGATCGCTTGCGCGGCTTGCGTGGCGGCGGCCAGCTTGCTGGTGGCGGTCGATGGCACCAACTGACTGACGATCTTGCCGGTGTAGTCGCGGGTTTCCTTGAACGGGATGGCGTCGATCCAGGCCTGGTTGCTGATGTCGTCGGTGCGCGGGTCGCCGTTGGCCTTGATCCACTTGTCCACGCTGCCCGGGCCGGCGTTGTAGGCCGCGACGGCCAGGGTCGAGTTGCCGCCGTAACGCCCAAGCATCTTGTTCAGGTAGGCGTTGCCCAGCGCCATGTTGTAGTTCGGATCGGCGGTCAGTCGCTCTTCGCTGTACGGCACGCCCAGCTCCTTGGCCATTTCTTCAGCGGTTTCCGGCATCAGCTGCATCAGGCCCTTGGCGCCTTTTGGGGATACCGCCGTCGGGTCGCCGCTGCTTTCCGCCTGAATCACCAGATTCGACAGGCCGTTGATGCCGACGGTGCCCGCGTTATAAGCGGCTTCGCCGATCTGGCTGCCCAGTTGTTGGCGAACGCTGGTGCCCAGTAGCTTGGTGACTTTCGCCTGGTCGTCGACGGTCATGCCGTCGTATGACTTAGCGTAATAGCGCTGCGCGGCAATCGGGTCGGTTTGCATCATGCGCTGGATGACGGCGGTGTTGATGCCGCTGTTGTACTGCAAAACCTTTTCCTGGGTCAGCTCTGGCGCTTCGCCGTTGCGCTCGCCCTGCATAGCGATGACCCGGGTGCCTTTGTTCTGGTAGTACGCCACCTGCTGCGGGTCGTCGTAATAGGCGACGGCGCTTTGCGTGGCGGCGTTGAGCGTGGCGTCTTCGGCCTGCTTGTAGAAAACCTGACGCTCGCCGTATTCGTAGCGGTTCAGCTCGCCGTTAAAGCGGGTTTCCTGGCTCTTGGCGATCTGGTTGAAGCGCTGGCGCTGTCGGTCGTTGGTCAGGTTGTTGCTGATCGAATCAACCTGTGCCTGGAACTGCGGCAGGGTCTGGTTGGTGATGTCGATGGCGTTTTTGCCCTTGCGGGTGTACACGCCATTGTCCGGATTGAACAGGGTGTTGGTCTGCCATTGGCTCAGGCTGCTTTCCGCCTCCATCAGGGCAGCAGTGTCGGCGTCGTCCTGGGTCTTTTGCCAGATTTGCGAAGCGGCTTGTGTGACAGGTCCGGCCAAGTCTGCCCCAAGGCTTGCCTCGGGAACAACTTGCACTTGCGGCACGGCCATAGCGCGTGTGCGCACACCTGCGCCGGTCAGCGTTGGAATTTGTACGGCCATAAATCCCCCTTACGCGATGGCTTGGTTGTAGTTAAGACGGGCATTGCCACCCAGCGCTGCGTTGGTGCCGACACCCTGGTTTCCGCCGCCGCTGAACAGGCCGCTGGAAAAGGCGCCCCCCAGGCCACCGACTACGCCGCCCAGCAGCGAGCTGACCATATTGGTTTTGGCGTTCTTCTTCAGGGTGCTGGCGTTGGCCAGATTGCTGCCGGCCTGCACTTCATAGCCATAGGCTTCGCGGGCGGCGTTGTTGCTGATGATCATGGCGTCCAGCTCGCCATATTGCGCAACATCCTGCTGGAGCAAGGCGTTCGATCCATCGTCGACTACGCCGCCGTTGCCGGCCATGGCGGCGCGCTGAGTGCCGATAGCGTTCTGCGTTTGCACGCGCTGGTTATCAGCATCAACCACGCCACGATAGCGGGCATCATTGGCCGCGCTGTTGAGAAAGGCGGCATTTTGTTTGAGCGCAGAAGATTGGGCAGTGGCGGCGGCCGACTGCTGTTGGCTCTGCATTAGGCCGCCGACAGCGGCAACGGCAAGTGGAATCAAAGCAACCCAGCACATATTCAGTTACCCCTGGTCATTTGGAATTGCCGGAATAGTAGCTGGTTTGGCCCGTAGGGCGTAGGGCTGCCCATGCTGAAGCCGAGCCATTCCAGCCAGCGGATGGCCGCCGTGTTGCGGGCGTCAACGTAATTGATCAGGGTCTGGTGGCGCTCCATCATCTGCGCCACCAGCGGCTGGCAAATGCGCAAGAAGGCGCGCGGATGGCGCTCGATGGCATTGGTGCTGACCAACCATGGAACGCCGATCCCGGCGCCGGGGCTGTAGCTGACATCGCCGAACGCGGCCAGCGGTGTGTCGTTCCAGGCGATCACTGAGGATGCCACGCTGGAACGCAAGCCGATGGTTAGGGCTGAGGTGATGGTTTGCCCGCAGCCTTCCTCAATCTCATCGCGGTCAGCTTGCCGTGCATTGGCTGCGATTGGCTCAATGTCGGCGATGGTCAGGGGTCTCACGCTGATCATAGCGAACCACCTACTTCGTCGCGCGGGATGGCGGCAATAACGTTCATGGGCAAAGGGTCATCCTGCACCATCAGGAATCGACCGGTGTTTTGCCAGGTGTCACTGACACTGACTTCTGCTAGCCCGTTGACTGCCTCCATGCTGCCGTAGTTGTCGCTGACCTGACGCTGTTTCATTTCGAACAGCATGCTTTCCTTGGTGCCGATCTTCCCGCCGCGGGTGTCACGCACCAGCAAGGCTGCGCTGGCAACCTGTACCGGCTTGTCCAGAAGTGTTTCCTGTCCGGCGATGTTGAGCGACAAGGTTTCCGCCAGTGAACGATAGGGCAAGCCGATGTGCACGATAGCTGACGGATCTGGAATGGTGATTGCGCCACCGGTGACGATCTGCTGCGGCGCCACGTTGCCGTCGGCCAGGACTGAGACAATCTTGCCCTCAAGGTGACTTAGGCCGGCGAACGTATTTCGAGCGAAGGCCCAGGCAGCAAAGGCAATCCCGCGGATTGCGTCCGGCACAACGCCAAGTGGCTGAACCTGAACCACTGTCGGGCTGGTGTAAGCCAGGATCTTGAAGCGGAATGGCTCGGCAATTGGTGTCGGTACGTACTGCAGGATGTCGCCAACGTCGCCAACGGCAAAGATGGCAGCCGATGCGGTGGCCGTCAGGGCTTCCGGCGACTGCCAAACCGTACCGCCCGTGATGGTCAGGGTGGTGGCGGCGGTGTTGGTGCCGTTGTACACCAGCCCGCAATCGACAAAGTGGGCGCGACTGATGATCGCCGTGCCGTTGTATCGATCAAGAATTCGGTTGGCGAACAGCTCCACGTAACGCTTGGTGTCGCCGTTTATTACGCGCTCCACGCAAGCATAAACCGAATCATCACGGCCCTCTGGAACAGAGCAAATCGACAGGTATTCGCCGTCTGTGTGCTGGTGCGACCAGCCGTTAACGTCTTGCTCGGGGATATAGGTGCAGGTCACTGCCGCGCCGTCGGAACGGGCCGCCCATATGGTGTGATAGGGGATCTTCTGGAAGTCCCAGTCGACCAGGCTGAAGTCCTCGATCAAGTGCGGCGACAGGATGCTGATGGTGCTGCCGCTGAAGCCGTCGGCCTGCAGGCTGTAGCCAAACGCGGTGACTTCGCGCCCGCGTTCCTGGGCGTAAACCACGCTGCTGCCAATCAACAAAGGTCGAAGCTGGCCTATGCCGTTGTAGCTTTCGGCGGCGCCGTTGATGGTTTTTGCCGTAAAGCCCGCGGTTGATCCTTGCACCAGCCATTCAGCGCCATCGGTAAAGGGCAGCAAGGATTTCAGCGGCACCAAATGCATGATGGTGTTCACCTCGGTGCTGAACATCGACCACGTAATGGCGTCATCATCTTTCTGTGGTGTCGAATAGCCAAAGTTGGTGAAGATCCCGGTTTTACTGAACCACAATGTTTGCGGGCGATTCAGGGTCGAGGCATATGCCAGGCGCTGCTGATAGTAGGTCACGGCGCGGGGGTAGTTGCCGGCTCCCACGAACGGGTCGGTGCCGGTTGGCGGCGTGTCGGTTTTGGTCGGCGTAATGTTGTTGTCGGTGAATGACAGGGCAGCGGAACGACCAATGAAGCCATAGATGCCAGCCCCGGCATTGTCCTTGTAGATGTTGTAGTAGGCGGCACCCACCACAGCTGGAAAGGTCACGGTTGCCTGAATGTTGCTATTGAAAATGGTCACGGCGTTGGACGTGACAGGTAGCGATTCCTCGATGGCGTTGCTGCCGTCGTCCAGCACGGCAGTGACTTGATATCGCCAGGTTTGTGTGTTGCCGGTGCCGCCTCCCGGGGTGGTGGCTGTGGCGCTCGCTGGTGCGGCCACGCTGGGCACCAGCGAAACCGGGCTGATTGTCCAGTTGTCATGGGCGAAGCGCTTCAGCTTCTGCGGTTTATGGTTGATGTGCACGATATCCATCACGTCACCGGACTGGGTGAAGTTCATCTGGAAAATCTCGTCACGGGTGAAGGGCGTCACCAGGGTGAATGGCAGGCCGATGTTCGGTCCGGCCGTGTTCAGGACAAGGCCGCCGTTGCGATAAACGCGCATGGCCAAGTGCGTGAACTCCAGCGCGTAGGCGTCTGCGTTGTTGAACTTGAAGCGAATCAGGCGGGCCACTTCATTGTTCAGGGTTTGCGCGATGAAGTAAGAGCCGGCGCGATTCACAAAGCCGCCGTAGGGCGTGACGATAAAGTTGCTCAGCTGGCGCAGGCCGTTTTGATACGCGGCAAGGTCGATGCGGCCATAGAGCTGCGGGCCAATCTCGCCACGGCTGAAGCTGCTTTGAATGAGGCTGGTGGTCATGCGTGCGCCTCCGCTTCGTAGATTGAGATCGGCGGGTTGTCTGGCTGCTGCTGATTCAGACTCGCCGCCATCGCGACCTGTGTGTGCTGTTCAGCGATCTGCATCAGTGCCTGGCTGGTGGCCATATCCTTTTTCAGCGGTACGGCAATCAGTGCCGCCAGCTGGTAGGACAGCGCCATAACAAACGGTGACGGCAGTCGCTCGGCTGGCAAACCGCGGGCGATATACAGAAGCTCAGCCTCCGGCATGTCGGTCACAATGGTCAGGCTTGAGTCGCCTTGCTGCAGGTCGTAGGGGATCTCCTGGCCCTGCATCGGATTGCGGGTGCCCGGGATCACGATCTGAATCGCGCGCACACAATCGTTTGGGTAGGCGTATCGATATAGCCAGTTGGTTGGCGGGTTTCCAAGGTCGGCCAGAACCACGCTTTTGGTGGCAAAACCCCAGTCGGCAGACTTGTACGAAAGCAGCGCGTCAAGGGCGGTCGGATAAAATGTGCTGCACACAATTTGTTCCATGCTTTGTTCGGTATCGCTGGCCACTTTCGACGTGCTGCCGACGTGGAACAGGGCCATGTTGTAAATCTCGATCTTGCTCGCCATGGGAAAGCCTCCAGCGGCGCAAATGAAAAGGGGCCTTTCGGCCCCTGTCATGGTAGTGGATTAAGCGTCTGGAAGGGTTGGATCTGTTGCATCCTCTTCTTCCGTCGGCAGTGGTGGTACAGCGCCGCCCCCGCTTGGCCCTGGCATGATGGGAGTGCCCCCGGCATTCAGTCGCAAAGCTTCCTGCTCGGCCAATTCCCTGGCGTTGCCTTCGTCCTTTTTAAACACGCGGCTGAATCGCTCGCCTTCCTTGTTCAGCACGACGTAATTCCCTGCCGGTACGTGCTTGATAACAAACCCAAGGCCGGCGTCCGTTGCCGGCTCCGATGCTGCTTTGGCCGCTTCCTTGGCCTCAAGGCGCTCCATCCACTTGTCAGAGAATGCTTCCTCGTCGTGAACGGCAAACACGCTGCCGACTTCACGCAACGAACCGAAGAAGCCCATCTGTGTCGCTCGCACCATGAAGCTGGTGTCGGTTTCTTTTTTAGCCATCTTCCCCACTCCTTACGTCAGGCGATCAGTTAAAGAACTTTCGCCAGGTTGTCAGGGTAGGCGCGCTCAACCGTCATGCCGTCGACGACCTGGGCGCTCAGGGTGCCGCCAGTGAACGGACCGGATGCGATGGTGTAGTTGTTGCGGATGTAGCGGCGCATCTTGGCTGGCAGTGGGATATACAGTCGGGTGCCCACTGGCAGGCTGGCCACGGCAATTGGCGGCAGGGTCAGCACGTCGGCGAAGGTGGCGTTATCCGCCGAGTCTTGCAGAGCGATGGCCAGGGTGCCGGCGCCGGTCATGGTGGCGGTGACGCAAATTTCCATGAACAGCTGAGTGCCACCACCAAGGTCGCGGCCAATGGCGGCGTTCTTGGTAGAACCGGCGTCGATCACGTCGGTGGATACGGCCGTCACGGTGATGGCCTGGTTGATGGAAACTTGCAGGTAGCGGTCGATGATGCTCATGTTCATTCCTCGATCTTGAAAGAAGGGTCAAACCGCCCATTGCTGGGCGGCACTGGATCAGACCACGCGGGCTTCGTTGGACAGGATTGCGTCCATGCGACGGATTGGGATGTCATCGAACATCACGGCCTTCTTGCCAGCCACTTCGCCCATGTTGATGAACACGTTTTTGCTGTTCTTGATCTGGCGGCGCAGGTAAGAACGGATCACGCGCGGCACGTAGAAGCGCAGGGTTCCGGTCGATTCGTTCGGGATGATTTCCAGCATCTGCGTCATGATGTCGACCAGATCAGGACCGGTCGCGGCGTCCTTCTTCAGCAGGGTCACGTCGATGTTGGCGGCGCGCACCACAAAGCGCCAGTCACGCACGGTCAAACCGGCGTCCCACTTGTAGTTGGTGCGGTAGCCTTCGTAGCGACCTGGCGGGGTCTGGTTGTCGAGCAGGGTTTCTTCCTTGGTTTCGCCGACCTTGATGCCGCCCACCGATCCGGCCGGGAAGATGCCGTGCACGGTGGTGTCATCCCACGCGATCAGCCACATCGAGGTGTTGGTGGAACCGGTTCCGCCGCAGTCGATAATGTTATCGCCGTTCTCGGCAGACAGGCTGTTGAAACGCGGCGCCAAGCCGGTGATGCGCTCAGGGTTAACCGCGGCGTCACCGTAGATCAGCTGAGTGGCCATGTTCTGAGACATACCCTCAAGGAAGGCTTTGTGTTCCGACATCATGAAGCCTTCTTTGTCCTGGCTGATGGCAACCAGTGACTTGTCGATCTCGGCGTAAGTTTCCAGCATGCCGGTCTGATCGCGGATCTGGACAGTGGTCGACTTCTCAGGCTGCACACCGTAGTTCAGTTTTCGCCAGGTGCCGGAAGGCAGGCCCGAACGGATAGTGGTCTTGTGACCGGTGCCGTCGTTGCCCGGCATCCATGGGATGTCCTGCAGCATTTCGTTTTGCAGGGAAAGAATCTCGATGATCATCGCGATTTTTTTCCCGGCGTCAGTACCTTCCTGGCGTTTCGCCAAGTCGGCCAGCGTCAGCGAGACGGTAGAGAGCAATGCCATGGTTTAAATCCTCTTCACTTAGGGTTGTGTTGTGTCACTGCTTAGGGAACAGATGACCGAACATGATTTCTTCGCCTCGGCGCTCGGTTCTTGCCTCCTCGCCTCCTTGCACAAAGTTATCGGGTGACATCTTAGAGCCAATTGCAACCATCATCTTGAAAAATTCAGGATGCGAGCCAACGCCAGTGTAGGCAATCAACTGGCGAAACTCCGGTGTTCCGAAATTCTGAATAACTTTTGACGCAAGCGTTAGCGACTCAGCGAACTTCTCGCCACCGATTCCTGGCAGGTTTTTGCACTCTTCGGCCAGGCGCGAATTGAGCGCGACAATCTGTTCTTCGGCGGCCTGCATTTGTTGCTCGGGGGTGCCGGCCAGCTTTTCCTGAATGCCCAGGAACTTTTCCAGAACCTCTTGCGCCTTGTCTTGTGGAAGGTTCAGGTCTTTGAAGATTTCGTGAACCTCGGGCATCACGGCTTCATCAAGCTCGACACCTTCGGGCAGCTTGAATGCCTCGTAAACTTCCGGCGCGCCTTCCTCGGGCTTATCGTCCTTCTTCTCGCCGTCCTTGCCTTCCTCGCCGTCGGCTGGCTTTTCGTCAGTCTTTGCGTCTGTAGGAGCCGGATCGGCCTTATCGCCTGGTGCTACGTCGCTCAACAGGCTTGATGCCTCAACGCTTGGCGGTGCCTCGCCTGTAGGAGCGGGCGCTGCATCCGTAGGGGCGGGATCGCTGCCGCCACCCTGGCCGCCATCGGCGGGCATCTCTTCTTGCAGGTAGTGCCGCAGTCTGCCGTGGATGAAAATGTTCATTTATTCTCCCCCCATTGGGTCGGTTATTAGTGCGTCTTCGCGTGCTTCGTCGACCATCTTTGCGTATTTCTCTGGCGTAAAGTTGTCGATCAGCTGCATCAATTCAAGGCCGGATGATCTTCGCCCAGCCGACCTCGCCATGACCAGCGCGTTGTCGCTGAAGCCCTCATGAAACACACCGTACTGTCCGAGTAAATGCCACATCAGTGCGCGGCCTGAGCGATTGCCCATCATGTACTGAATGCCGCGCTTGATCCTGGCGGTCTCAAGTTTACGGGCTGCCGCCTGAATCTTCAAAATCGCCTCATCATCCATCTTATGAGGCCCCGGTTATTGCGCTCAGGGCGGTGTCGCCGCCTGTTGGTGTTTCGGCCAGGGTCTTGGCGCTGTTGGCCAGTGCCTGACCCTGCTCCATAGCCATCTGCTGTTGTTGCGCCTGGGCGCGTTGCTGGCGAATGGCGGCCACTTCGTCGTCGCCGCGCAGGATCGTTGGCGGTGCGCCGATGGCGTCGTAATACTCATCTTGTGCGGCGTCCGGGTTGAACTTGTCGGCCGCATCTTGGAAGCCGGCGCCGACCAGCATGCCGGTGAATTGCGCGGCGCGCTGGATCGACGACGTGGCCACGGCCTTCTGTGCCTGGGCCAGCACGCTGATATAACCAATCTCCAGCTTCATGTCCTGCAGTTCTTCGGGCGGAATCGGCAGCAGCGGCTCGCCGGGTAGCAGCCCCATCCAGCGCGGCATGGACTGCTCAACCATGGCGTCAAAGGTCAGCGTGACGACGCGGTCCAGCAGTTCTTTTTCGTTGCGCTCGATTACCGGACCGAGCATGGCGATCTTTTCTTCCTGCAGCTGCGCGACTTCATACGCGGTCATCGTCGAATCGCGGTTGGTGATCAGCAGAAACAGATCCTCGGAAAACGCCTCGCCGATATCGGTTTCACACTCGTTGATCTCGGCGCGCAAGTTTCCGATGGCGTTGGGGTCGGGCACATAGGTCGGCTGCATGGCCACGCCAATCAGATTATCCGGCACCCAGTTAATGCCGCCCGGCACGATGGAGCCACCGCCTAACCCCTTGAGACTGACGGGGGCGGTGCGGTTAGGGTTGGCCAGGTGCGAGATCAGGCGCATTTTGTCCGATTCGAGCTTTTGCAGTTCGCGTGACTTCGGCAAGGCGATATAGCCGGGGCCGGTGCCGTAGACGTTGTTCCCGGTGACGATCCAGCGCGGCGCGGCAATGGGGAATTGCTTAAACCCGCTGCGCCGTAGGATGCCGCAGTTCTCGCCGCTGGAATTGGATTCCCAATAGGTCGACTTGTACGGCATCGACAGGTTGTCCATGTAGCGCATATCGGCGTCGGGGTTCGGCTCGATCAGGTGATGGACCGTTACCCTGGCAATGTCGCCACGCTCGGCCGCCAGCTTGGTCTGTGTCGACAGATTTTCCACGCCGAACTTCTGCACCATCTGCCGCGGGGTCATCTGCTCGCAGCGGTAAAAGGTGTCAACGTCGCCCTGGTCGTTGGTGTCCAGGCAGTAGGTGCCACAAGGGTAGTGAGTGAATCGAATCACTTCGTCCTTGTGTGGCACGCAAGACATGGCCGCAGTGCCGTAGATGCCCTCGGAGTTATAGACCTGCTCCAGCGACTCATAAAGGTTGGTCTTTGACAGCGTCAGGCGCAGTGCACCTTGCACGGCGTACAGCCAGCGGCGCACCGGCATGGTGTCCTTCGCGTCTTTGGGGCGCACCACTTCGAACCATGGCCGCGACTTGCTCGACATGCCGCTGGACATCCCGGCCGATAGCCGTTCACTGGAACGAATCGGTTTCGGGTTGTTGATCCGTTGATCACGGCGCTCGCCAGAGTTGACGATATCGCCTTCGAACTGTGCCGAGTAGGGCGAAATGTAGGCGCGCAAATCCTTGTAGACCGGCAGCCAAGATTTGTTTCGCTCGTTCACCAACGCGGCCGCCTTCTTTTGCAGGCGCTCCATCTCGTTGTATTTGTGCTGCTTGCTTTTGTCGTCCATCTGGATCAGCTCCCAAGCAGGCTTTTCATCGAAGTAGTTGCCGGGGCTGACAGTCCCTGCGATCCGGTGAGGATGGTTCCGGACAATCCAGCGGCGGCGAGCTGGCGTTTCTTCTGCGCCTCGCGTGCGGCCAGGGTGTCATCGCTGACAGCTACCGGCACCGACTCCGGCGTGACGGCGCCCGCGGCCTCTGCTGCATCTTTGGCGGCCTTCTCGGCGGCCTCGGTCGGCGATAGCGCGCGATCAGAACCATAGAGCGCATCACCAGCCGGATCTGGCAAACCGAACTTCTTGCCGAACTGGTGGCCAAGGTCAAACTTTGCAACGGTCGCTCTGATTTTCTTGCTCATAACTCAGTCTCCAAGTAAGGCATAAACGAATAGATCACTGCCATCAGGGGCGCCGCGCTTCATGGTCGATTCGTAGCGGTAGCCGATTGCCCGCAAGAATACCTGACTTGCCCGGTCCGTGACTTCGCTGGTCGCTTGTACGCGGTGCAAGTTGTCACTCTGCATCAGTTCGCCAATACGTCTGCGCACGCAAAGCGCCAGCGCCTTGCCGTGACTTTTGGCCAGGTCGCGATTGACCAATGCGCACGCATCGGCCACGCCTTGCCATGCCAGCGTGTAGAACGTCACCGCCACCAGCAGGTCGTCGAGGTAATAGCTGGTCATGCCGCGGCCGATGGATTCGATCTCGCGCAGCCAGAAGCCGAAGGGGTCGACTTCGTCCACCGGGATCAGCGCGGCATCGCCTGGGTGGTACGGTCTTGCCTCAATGGCATCAGTTGGCATAGGGATCGAACTCCGTTTGCACGCCGTCGCTGTTGGTGCCGACCTTGTATTCCCGGCGCATGATCGGCATGGCGAAGGATAGACACAAAGCGTCGGCATCGTCGGGGCTGACGCCAATTCTCTTTTTGATGTCGACCTTCTTTTCAAGCGCAACCACTTCCTGGGCGTCTGTGTTGTAGTTCGGTGCTGTCAATTCGCGCTCCAGCTCCGGATCGTCCTCAATGGCCAGGCCGGCGCGCAAGGCTTCGCGCATCTGCCACCACATATAGGTGCGCATGTTCTTAAACTTGCGATCGGGGGCGGCCGATCCAAAATTGATGTCGATCACGTTGGCGTTGGGGCGCAGCTTGCGTATCTGGTCAGCGACTGGGCCGCCGACACCGGTGCTGTCGACAAACACGGCGTCCGGGTTGTGTTCGTCGATCAGTGTGCAGACCTTCATGGCGAACTTGGTGGTGTCGCGGGTTTCGCTGCCGGGGATCTTCAGCTTTTTGATCGACCTGGCGTCCATGCCGCGCCGGAATCTGATCACGTTGTTGTCGGCGCCGCCGCGGGCGATGTCGATCGACATCACAAGGCCGTCGTGCATGGTGCTGTAAACCGGGCGCTTGCGAGCCTCGGCCACCCAATCCTGCGGGATAAGTTGCAATTCGGACGCCCTCGGGAATTCTCCGCGCACGCGGATACGGAAAAAGTCGGAGTCTTCGCCAAAGTCCTCAGCCCACTTGGCGATCTCTTGTTTGTTGGTGCCTTCAACAGTGCGGCTGTCGATCTGCCGGCAGATCCAGCGGTGCCGGTAGCGGGTGAAGCATTCGGCAAAGCGCCCGGTGTTCAGGGTCGGGTTGCCAAACGCAATCCAGATGATCTCGGTGTTTTCGTCGGTCAGCGCGCCTTCGGCCACTTCCCACACCTTGTCAGCGATGCCGGAGGCCTCATCGAAAATCAGCAGGATGCGTTTGCCTTTGTTGTGCAGGCCGGCAAATGCCTCGGTGTTGTGTTCGCTCCAGGGGATTGCGTCGGCACGCCAGCTGCGCGTGTGCTCGCTGTCGTTGCTGGCGACGGCGGTGGCAGTAGTGTTGAACCAATCGGCGGTGATCGAAAGGCGGCGCCACTTGCCAACCTCGGGCCAGGTCTTGGTGCGCAGTTGGTTTTCCGTGGTGGCGGTGACGACAATTTTGCAGTCTTCACACGTCGACATGGCCCAGTCGATGATCATGCTGATGTCGGCCGATTTGCCGATACCGTGCCCGGATGCCACCGCAATGCGCAGCGGCTGAAAGCGGGTTTCCGGATTCTGCAAATGCTTGCCGATGATCTGCAGGTTCTCCCGCTGCCAGTCGCGCGGGCCTTTGACGCCGGCAAGCTCGGTGCCTTCCACGCCCCACGGATAGGCGTAATAGGCAAACCCCTCGGGGTCGTGGGTGAAGCCGGCCATGTCCTCGATCAATTCCAGTTCGAGATCCTGCCGACTCATTTCGATCAGGGCTGTCATTGCTGTTCGGCCCGGCGCTGGCGAGCGGCGGCCAGGCGCTTGGCCAGGGTGCCGGCATCTTCCTCAATGACGCGATCAGCGAAGGCGCCCACTTCGACGTGTTTGCCCAGCAACTCAAGGTTCTTCAGGCGGTCGATCCATTTGATCTTCTTCAGCACGCCCATGACCTTGCGTGCATCGCCTTCGCTTTCGAACAGGTCAGCGATCTCCACGCCGTTCAGGGACTGGCGCCAGATTTTCGGCCACTCGCTCAGGTTCTTCAGAGTCATGTCATCGTTGAGGATGTCGATGATGTCCATCTGGTCCATGTCGTACAGGCGTTGCAGCACGTAGTCGGAATCGACCTTTAGGCGGTCGTTGCGCTCCTTGGCCAGCTTGGCGATGTAGGCCTGGCACAGCGGATCGTTGATCAGGCGGTAAGCCGTGGCGCCGGAGCTGCGCGCCGAGTAGCCGGCACGTCGGGCGGCCAGAGCGCCGTTCAGGCCATTGTCGGAAATGTAGAATTCGCAAAACAGCCGGGGCTTGCCTGTTGGCTCCCCGGCTTCGTTCTTCTTCTTGCGCTTCGGTAGTTCGTAAGTCATCCCCATTTTCCTTGATTAAGCGCTGGGCAGAAGGGCATCCCAGTTGCCCTTGAGCGCCTTGCGGAAGTCGAAGGCGTTACTGATGGTTGCCGGGTTGGCGCCGAGGTTGGTGTATCGCACCACGTAGCTGGTGGACGGCTTGAGATAAAGGCGGCTGTCGTCTCCGTTGACGCTGATCGAGGCCTGCCCCGTGCCAACGCTGGCGCGGTAGGTCGCCCCAGTGAGTGGCGTTCCGAGGGCGCCCGGGGTGACGCCCTGCTTGATTGTGGCCGGGATCGCTTGTGCGCTGTTGAATCGGCGGTTGAGGGTTCGCGGGTCGGTGCCGACGGTAAAGGAGGCTTCGAACAGTTCGACGGTCAATGCCGCTTCGCTGCTGCTGTAGGCGCGCTGCAAGATAATCACTTCATCGGCGCCGGTGGTGATGCCGGTGTAAATAACGCCGTTGGTGGCGGCCACTCCGGCGTAGCTGATCTCGGCGCGGAAAATCAGGCCGGAAGCAATTACGTATTCGTCGAACGTCATTTCAGGGGTGATGGGCATGGCTGGGTCCTCGGTGGCTATTGTTGCAGCGACATCATTGTCGATGGTCCTTGTGCGGGCATGTCGCACAACGGATGCGGTCGATCATATAGATTCTGATGTGCGGCCAGACAACCTTCATCCACCAATGCCGGACGCCGACGGCGGCGAAGGTGCAGTAAAGAACCGCATCGGCCACCTGTGAGTTCGGGCGGCTCAGCTCGCCAAGGGCGGCAAGCACCAGCAACAGATAAAGGACTTTGCCCACTATCCCGTCACTGACTCGACGGGACAGCAAGCACCAGAAAGCATGTAACGCGATGATTGCAACAGCACAAGCGCCAGTGAATACCATTAGTTGCCACCTCCAAATCGGGATTTGATAAGGGCAACCATGTCGACGGACTTCACCGCGCGTATGCCGGCAGCAAGCAAGGATGCCCCGAAAGCCCCCAGTAGGAACCCGACACTACCGGCTAGTTCCGGGATGATGCTCCACTTGTAAACGGCAAGTGGGGTGGTGAAGTACGAGCAAGCGACACCGGAAAACAGGAAAAACAATTTCCCCTTCCACGTCGTCAACTCCTTTTCTATTGGCAGAACCACAATCGCGCCGATCAGTCCGGCCAGTACCAGCTTGGTGTCGTCCCACATGCTCATAGGGTGCTTACCCCGCGCGTCGTCTTGCTTTGGTGTTCAGCCATTGCCGGCCTCCTTATTCGTTGGTTTTGCCCGGGCGCAAAAAAGCCAGGGCAAGCCTGGCTTCTGTGCATCCTGTGGCGCAATGGGGGAACGCCCGGCTGGGATGGGCGAACTATAGGTGGCTGGCACAATGCCGGTCAAATCCTGAGCATAAAAAAGCCCGCTTCCGGTGAGGGTTGCGGGCTTTCGTGTTGCTCCACCAGAAGCAAACAGGATTTCAGGTCCTGCGCTGGCATTGTCGCTGATGGTGTTCCGCGTGATGCGGGCTGGTGGCAGCTGTTCGCCACGTCGCTTTGGCGCTGGTTGATGGAGTGAATCTATCAGCTGCTTCCAGCTTTCGATAGTGGGGTGATGATCACATCAACCCGCGGGGTATTGGAAAAGCGTTTGCGCATGTGAATGTCGGTTGCCTGGGTGTCGTCCTTCCAGGCCACGCCGTTCAGTGCGTCGCAGACGGCCTTCAGGCAGTTGTCCGCATCGGGTTTGCTGGTTGGGTAGATATCACCCGCCAGGGCCTGGGCCTGTTTCTTTTTGCTCCAGCTCGGCCGGATCGGGCAGTGCATCAGCACTTCAACCATCACCGGTCCTTGAAACAGGTCATTGCCGTTCATGGCTTCCTGCGCCGCGATGGCAATCAATCCTTCGTAAGCGACGGTCTTGGCCGGGGTGAACATGCGCGCCTTGCCGGCGACGGTGCCAACCCTGGCGCGGCCTTTGCCCTGCGGTTCGCCAGGAACTGTAAAGCGGATTTCATCCGGCGATGATAGTGCCATTGTCTTTTTCTTCCTTGTCCAATTCGGCGCTGGTGGCCGCGAACTCACACGAAATCAGTGTGAGCGCCAGGAAGGCATCGCCTGCGCCTTCGGTCAGGATGTCGCGGATATCCTCGGCGTACATGTACACCTGCTGCTGGCGCTCGGCTGGCAGCTCCAGAATCATGTCCTGAATCGCCTGCAGCGCCTGATGTTGCTGGGTCATTTCTTCACTCATGATCGTTGTCCTTGGTTGGCCTGCTTGATGCCGGCGCAATTTTGAATTCTGCTTTCGGCCAGATCAGCTTCGCGCTGGCGATGGCTTCGGCCTCGGTGCATTCATCGCCGCCCATGGTGAAGGGCGGGTATCCCGGCACCGTGAGGCGCCAGGATTTGTGGCGTTCAGGCTTCAACCGGCGCAGCCAGATTGATTATGTCTTCAAGCGCCCCGATTGAATCGGCGTGATCTTCCATTGAATCGATTTTCGACTTTTGGACACTGGCGATCTCATGGATCTCCGCCAGTTTGCCGCGCAGCAATTCCAGATTTTCCGCCATGGTGCGGGCGCTGATGTTCAGTCCTAACAATTCATTTTTTAGTGCGAGGTTGTCCTGCCGCAATGCCTCGGCGATGGACTCGGCGCTATTTCTTTCCTGGGTTGGAAGAATATCGACGATCAGCTGATTGATCCTGGCGCTGGCGGCGGTGCTGCCGATCTGGCTGGCGGCGTGGGCCAGGGTATCGACGAGATTGGCGGGTTCTTGGG